GAGCGCGGCGAGGTTCAAGAATCCGGCGGCGATCGCGGGGTTTGCTTGCCGCCACGCGCGCCGGTCGAGAATGTCGCAGCCGTCCGGCGCGGCGTGCTCGCGGTAGACGACGCCGGGCGGGAGCGACTCTTCGAGCGCGTCGCGTCGCAGCCTCCATAAGATGTTGGGATCGAACCCCGGCGTACCGATCCCGAGTAGGTGCGCGTCGGAGCGTTTGCCGAGACGGGCGATGAGCGACTCGACGTGTTCGTCTTGGGCGAACCCGACCTCGTCCACAATGCCGAGGTTGAAGTTAAGTCCCTCGATCGCTTTCGAGCGCGCCGCGTGGACGCGTAGGCGCGAGCCGGTCGGCCGATAGCGAAGCTCCGCTCCCTCGTCGTAGAGCGCGCAGCGCGCCGCCAGTTCGGGTTGCTGCTCGGCCATGCGCGAGGCGGCGAGCACGACCTCGCCCGCCTGTCCGAGCTTGGTCGCGATGACGTCCACCTCCGCGTAATCGTCGCCGCGCGTGATCCGTTCGAGCGCGAGCGCGCCGAGTAGCGTCGTCTTGCCCTGGCCGGTCGGCAGGCTCGCGAACGAGGCGAGGTGGCCATAGACGTCGCCGATTAGGCGGCGCTGGAAAGCGGCGAGCCGCATCGGTTGCCCGGCTCCGTAGCCGGTCGGCGTGATCGCGTATCGCTGTATCCAACGAATCGCCCGGCTCGCTTCGTTGCGCTCGCGCCAACGCGCCCAAGTGGGCGGCGGCAAAGGGGCGAGTGTGGGTTTCGGCCCCGGCCGTTCGAGCGTTCCGCGAAGTGCCCGAGGTTGCGGCATTAGTACGAACCCGTAGTATCCACCCATGCGGTTGCTTGGTCGCCGCCGCGACGCCGTGCGTTTGCCCGACGGACCCGACGAGGGGCTCGCGGTCTCGCTTCGACTGAACGCCGCGCGTACCGACCTCCTCGACATTCCTGGCATCGCGTGGGCGTTCGGCTCGTCGGGTGCGGTCGCCGAGCGCATCGGCACCGTTGACCGTTGCTTGCAACTCTCGTCGCAGCAAATCGCGACGATGCCGCTTCGCTACCGCCATCGTGCGAGCGCGGCCGAGTTTCAACCTCGCTGGGTGACCGACCCGGACCCGGCGTGGTATCCGAATGGGATTAGCGACGCGATCTTTGCCGCCGTCTACTCGATCTATGCACGCGGCGATGCGTTCCTATGGGTGACCTCGCGCTATGAGAACGGCTACCCGGCGACGTGGACGGTTCTCGACCCGGTCTCGATGGAAGTCGAGGACGGCGGCGGTTACCGCGTCTACACCTCGAACGGGTTCCCGCTCGATTCAAACGACGTCGTGCAAGTCTCACGCAACCCGCACGGCCAGTTGCGCGGTAGTTCGGCGATAGCCGCCTATGCGTCGTCGGTCTCGTCGGCGTTCATGGCCGAGCAGTACGCCGCCGACGTCTACGCATCGACCGGCGCAACGCGTGTCGCGCTTCGCTCGACGACGCGGCGACTCTCGCAAGAGCAGGCGGAAGAGATTCAAGCGCAATGGGTCGCGGCCGTCTCGCGGCGCATGGGCGCGCCCGCCGTCCTGCCGCCCGATCTCGAACTCGTCGAGGCGCTCTCGATCTCGCCCAAAGACTTGATGCTCTTGGAGTCGCGCGATTGGGACGCGCGCCAACTCGCGGCCGCGTTCGGCGTCCCGGCCATGTTGCTGAACATCGCGTTAAGCGGCGGGCTCATCTACCAAAACCCGTTGCAACTCTTCGACATATGGTGGCGCTCGGAGTTGATGCCGTGCGCGTCGAAGTTGCAGGACGCGCTCTCGCGCATGATGCCGCGCGGCCATTGGGTCGAGTTCGACCCAACCGCGACACTGAAACCGAACTTCGCGCAACTGGTTGACGTCTACTCGAAGGCTCTCGCGGACGGCGCGATCACCGTGGACGAATACCGCGCGGCCGTGTTCGACTTGCCGCCGCTCGCCGAGGGCGACCACGCCGAGCAGTTGATCGAAGAGCCGGGAGTGGACACGAGCGACGCGGGCGACGTGCCCGTCGTGCTCGACGACGTGGGATTGGAGGTAGCACCCGTATGGGCGAGCGTCTAGTTATGCGGCGTTCCTTCGTCGCGCCGCTAGAGATCAACGACCGCATCGTCGAGGGGTGTTGCGTCCCCTACGGCGAGGCGTCCGAAGTGCGCGACCACGACGACTCGGCACCCTATTGGGAGGTCTTCGAGCCCGGCGCGTTCCGCAAGCAGTTGAACGCCGCGTCGCGCGTCGAACTCGACTACGAGCACCGCGACGACCTCGCTTCGTCGATCGGCGTTTGTCGGTCGCTCCACGAAGAGGCAAACGGACTCTTCGGCTCGTTTTCGATCCACCGGGGCGCGTTCGGCGACCAAGCAATCGAACTCGTGCGCGAGGGAATCCTCCCCGGTTTCTCGGTGCTCTTCACCGACCGCTTTACGAACTGGTCCCGCTCGGCGGACGGCACGGTCGTGCGCCGAAACTGCGCCTTGCACAAGGTCGCGCTTTGCCGCACCCCGGCCTATGCGGGCGCGCTCGTCACGGCGATGCGCTCGGCCAAACGCGAGGACTTCGAGCTACCGACGATCGACACCGAGCAACTCGACCGCTTGCGAGCCGTGGGCATCGAGGTAATCTCTCGGGAGAACCGCACCCCGCTTTAGGCGGCACACCGGACGGCGACACCCCGCGCGAGGCGGCACCCCGCGAACCGGCACATAGCGTTAGCCGTACAGCGGCACCCGGTCGAACTCGAATCCCTTAGGAGGGATCGACCGTGGCAAACCCTGTCTTGCAGAAGCTCGCCGCCGAGCGCGACTCGGTCAACGAAGCGATCGACCACGTACTCGACGCGGCGAACGAAGATGAGCGCGACCCGAGCGAGAGCGAGCGCGAGCTAATCGCGCGTTACCGCTCGCGCTTGCACGAGATCGAGCCTCAGATCAACGAGCTACTCGATTTGGAAGAGACCCGCGCAACGGCACGTGACGCACGCGCCGCGCTCGGGCGCACGAAGAACGACGACGGCGACCCGCCCGCGATGCAGCGCACCGGCGAAGCCGTCGAGGTGTATACGCACTTCGGCCAGTACGCACGCGACGAGATGCTCGCGCGCTACGACAAGATCGCCGGGATGGCCGGTCCGGGCGCACGCGAGCGCGCAACCGAGCGGCTCGCGCGTGTGATGGAGAACACGCTCACGGGCGACATTCCCGGCATCGTCCCCAAACAGCACCTCGCGCAGATCATCGACGTAATCAACCGGTCGCGGCCGGTGGTCGATTCGGCGCGTAGCGTCGCGTTGACGTCGGGGCAGTTGACGTATCCGAAGATCACGCAACGGCCGATCGTCGGCGAACAGACGGCAGAGAAGACCGAGCTACCGAGCCGCAAAATGACGATCGCGCTAAAGCAGGTAGACGCAAAGGTCTACGGCGGCGCGGGCGATCTCTCGTGGCAGTCGATCGTATGGTCGAACCCGGACGCGCTCAATCTCTGGTTCGAGCTTGCCGCCGAGGCATACGCACGCGAGACCGAAATCGAGGCGTGCGCCGTGCTCGTCGGTGCTCCGTCCTTCTCGGACACGGTCCCGACGAACGACCTCGCCGGGTGGATGGGCGCGCTTACGGCCGCGAGTGGGGCGGTCTACGATCACACCGGCCGCCGCGCGGACACGCTCTATACCGACATTGCGACCGGTTACGGCTTGCTCGGGCTCGTGTCCGATCAATCGCCGGTCTTTCTCGGTGGCGCAAACGGCACGCTCGCGACCGGTACGGGTGCGATCGCCGGTCTTCGGCTCGTGATCTCCTACGGGTTCGCCGGACAGACCGCGATCGTTGGCGACTCGTCCGCGTTGCTCGCGGCCGAGACGGCAGGCTCGCCGGTGCAACTGCGCGTCGTCGAGCCGTCGATCGCCGGGTTTGAGGTTGGCGTCGTCGGCGCGTTTCTCGCCGAAGTGGTCGAGCCCGACGCGTTTATCGCGCTCGCCGCTCCTCCGGTGATCCCGCTAACGGCCGCCGCACCGAAGACGGGTGGTAGCCCGAAGGCGAGCTAACCGCAATGGCGTATGCAACCGTCGAGGAACTCGGACGCGCGCTCCGTATGTCGGTGAACGACACGAACACGGACGCGCTCCAAGCCTGCCTCGACGCCGCCGCCGAAGAGATCGACCACGAGGTCGATTGGCTCGACCCGGCCGCCGACCACGGCGAGGACGCGCTACTCAATCGCGTGAACCTTTTGCGCGCGGTCGAGTGGTGGAAGTCGAACGACGCCGCGTTCGGCGTGATCGGGTTCGATCAAGCCGGTGCGTTGCAAGCGCCGCGCGACGGGTTCAACCGTCACGCCTATGCGCTCACTCCCCGCAAAGAGCAATGGGGGATTGCGTGAGCGCGAATGGAACACTTCCGCTTGCCGGGGTGAGGGACGCGGCCGCTCGCGCTCTCGCCCCGGTAACGGATTCGGACCCGGCGGTCTTGCCCGATCTCGTCGATGCCGTCGAGCCGCCCGCCGTGATGCTGATATGGGACGACCCGTGGCTCACACCGGCGACGATCGGGATTGGCTATTGGGACGCCAACATCACGTTCCTTTGTCTGTCCGGTCGCGTCGAGCCCGGTCCCGGCATCGAGGCACTCGAAACGCTCGTTAATTACGTCGTCGATCGACTGACGGCCGACGCGTATACGTGGCCGATCTCGCGCTCGCAAGCGCCGCGCGTGTTCACGATCGGAAACATTCCTTTGCTCGGCGCGCGTCTTACGTGTCGAGTGCCCGTCGCCATAGGAGGCCAGACGTGACCCAGCCTGTAAAGCCGATGCCGCTCATTCTCGACAACGCATCGCTAAAGATCGGGACCGCGCCCGACGCGCTCCCTACCGATCTCGTCGAGCTTGCGTGCGTCGCGACACATATCGAGCTAACGCCGGACGTTTCAATTACCACGATCGACACGTTTTGCGGCTCGACCGACTACCCCGGCAACGTCAAATGGACGCTCAACGCAACGCTCGTCCAGAGCTTCGACCCGGCCGCGACCGAAGAGACGCTCTCGGCCGCCGTCGATTCGGGCGGACCCGTCCCGTTCGAGATTCTCGGCTACCGAGACCGTCCGGTCGATGCGACGAACCCGAAGTTTTCGGGCGTCGTCGTTCCGCAGCCTTACGCGCCGATTTCCGGTGACGCCGGGGCGGAATCGACGATCGATCTTTCGTGGGGGCTCGTCGGTGCCCCGTTGAAGGCGATCAACGGTGCCGCGTTGATCTACGGCGGCGCGACAAAGCCGCGCGTTACGGCAACCATCCCGACGACCGAGCCTGCAAGCGCACCGGCATGAACCGCGTAACGCTTAGCGAGGTGGCGCTCTTCGCGATCGCGGTTGCTCTCGTGCTCGCGTTGATCTTCGGGTGGGGCTAGCCGTTGGCCGAAGACGGCATTACGGTCCGCGTCGTAGGGTTCGAGCAACTCGCTAGCGGGTCGCTCGAACTCGCGACGCGCATCGAGCACGACGTCGGCGTCGCGCTCGAACGCGACACCGCCGAGAAGGTGGCGCAAACCGTCCGCGCTCGCGTGCCGCACCTATCCGGCGCGCTCGCCGGGTCGGTCACGAGCGGGAGCGACAAGACCGGGTCGGCGTTCGTCGGGATCGGCGACGCTGGGGTCCCCTACGCCGGTTGGATCGAGTTCGGC